TTCGTTTGTTTCTTCGGCTTCTTGCCCTTGGCTTTCGCCTTGCCGTGCTTGCCGCCGTTGCATTCGACGGTGGTCGACCAGCCCGCTTGGGTGTAGACCTGCTCGACCGAATCGGTCAGGTACTCGCCATCGAGGCCGACCTTGAAGCCCTGGGCAATGATCGGGCGTTCGGCAAACAGATCTGTGCGGCCAGGCATTTCGAAACGCACGCCGGCGCTCGATCGGTTGAACGCGGCCAAGCGCGCCTTGGCGGCAGACTCGGCGGCGGTTTTGTTGTGGTAGATATGACGATCGGTATGCACCGCCGGCAGGCCGGTCGGCAGGTCGTCATTCTCCAGGGACACCACCACCAGCTTTCCGGTTTTCTTGTCCTGATGCTTGGCCCCGACCGACTTGTGCGTGTTGCGATCCTCCAGATTGAACTGCCAGCGGCTGACGTCGCTGCGCGTCAGGGTGATCGCGCCGAAGGCCTTGCCGCTGGCGGTCTGTCCGCCTTGACGTTGCATCACCAACAACTTGCCGTCCGCGATCTTGGCGGTGCAGTCGTATTGCTTAGCCAGGCGCGTGATGAAATTGAAGTCGGATTCGCCGAGCTGGTCCGCCCGTGCGACCTTCGTCGACACCGGACACCCCGGCGCCCAGCCATTGCGCGCGGCGATATCGCCGACAATCTTCGACAGCGGCACGTCCTCCCAGCTTCCGCTGCGGATGGTCTTACCACTGCCGCGCATGTCGCTGGCTTTGCCCTTGATCACGATCGTATCCGGCGGCCCGGACACCGTGACCGAATCGACCACGTAGCGGCCCAGGCGGGCCAGCCCCGTCTCGGCATAGCCCAGGTAGACCTCGATCCCGATGCCGCGCCGGGGCAACGTTACCAGCCCGTCACGGTCATCAATGCGCAGTTCGAACGTGTCCGAATCCATGCCCGGCTTGTCGGTGGTGCTGAGCTGAATCAGCCGATCATTGATCAGGCCGGTGATATCGGCGCCATCGGCCACGATACGAAACAAAGGGGTCATGGATTGCTTCCAAAAGAAAACCCGCACAAGGCGGGCTCAAGGTAGTCACGGTTCGTTACGCGTAACGCGATCATTCGCCGGCGAATACTCCGGATGGCATCAGTCCCACAAGGTCACCTGCTCCTGAGCCGGCGGCGCCAGATCCGGCAGCACGATCACCACACCGTTGCGATAGGGCTGCGCCTCTTCGGCCAGCCCCTGATTGGCATCGAGCACCGCCTCCACGCTGCCGTTGAGGTGGCCATAGAAGTTATGGCAGATGGTGTCCAGCAGATCCCCGTCAGACGTTCTGCATGTCGTCGCCATAGTGCCCAAACTCCAGAGTGAACCCTTGTTTACGCGGGATCCCGCCTTGCATCAGCGAGCTTTGTTCTTCCTCGATGCTTTTCAGGCACCAGGTGCCCAGCACGTCGCCATAACCCGTGGTCAGGGTCAGCGGCTTGAGCTGGGCGCCCAGCGTGCGCAGCGTGTCGAGCTGTTTCAGGCCGCCCTTGAAGCCGGGGAAAATCGCGCCCTTGAGCGTGATTTTTTCGTCCCCCATGCCCACGCCTTGCTGCGCCGGTCGCCGCGACAGGCGCTCCTGGGAGGCCCAGCGGAATTCGGTCGAGCGCCGCAATTCGTCAAAGGCCGCCGTGTCGAGGTTGAAGAAATACGGCTGCGCCTTAGGATCTTGCGGCTGGATGATCAGCAGGTGCGGGAACGGTTTCACCGCCTCCGGTGCCGGCGTCTGGTCCGTGGCAAACGCACCCGTGGGCACAATGTTGGCCAGCGCCGGGCTGACCTTGCCGGCGATCTTGCCGATCGCCGTCGCCGCCTTGCCCGCCTGCTCCTTCAGCACGCCCATGCGTTCATCAATTTGCGACAGCGCCCGGGTGGCCGTGCCGTACATGGCCACCACTTTCCCGACCTGGGCCTGAGCGGCATTCACCCCACGCATGACGCGCTGAAGCTGGGCGCCGACCGCCGGCCCGACAAAGGGCAGCCCCTCCAGCTCGGACGCGGCGCCGGTGATTTCCCCGATCGCACCATTCACTGGCCCCAACATTCCGTCCAGGCTGCGCCGCCCGGTTTCCCCGGCCGAGGTCAGGAAACCCAGCCCCGACTGTAATCGCTGCAATGCGGTCTTGTTTTGATCAGACATATGCCCTCCCGATTAAACGTGCGGCGCGTCAAACAGTCGAGCGCTCCCCACCTGCTTGGCCATGTCGCGATAGTACTGATCGAGCTGCGGCTTGATCTGCGCAAAAAGCTGATTGCCATCCTTCACGTCGCCGTTGACCGTCAGCGAGAACGGCGCCTGAATCGCTACGTTCGACTCGACCTTGGGCGCTTCCGCTTTCGCCGCCATCGGCTTGACCAGTGCCCCGGCTGCCGCGTCCGCGCTGGCCGCCGGCAACATCATGGCTTTCGCCGCCATTCCCGGCTGCGGCGGCGGATCTTCCAGGCCCGAGCGAATGACCTTGGGCCGGCGCAACTCGGCGCCCGGGAAACGCACCTTGTTGGCAAAGTGCGGCAGCAGCATGGCGTCTTTCGATTCGAGGTCGCGCGGGTCATACGACACTGGCGGCGGGGCTGGCACGATCGGCGCAGCGGCCGCCGACGTGGCGGCGACACTCGCTCCCGGTCCGGCGCCGGGGTTGGTCAGCATCAGCGGCCCGGTGCTCGACGGCGCAAACGACTGCGCAATCCCGCCCAGCACCGGCGGGATGTCCTTGCCGGCATTGGCCATCATCAGCGGCCCGGCGGCCGGCAGACGCTTCAGGTCGTCGGGCGTACCGAACGCCGCCTTGCCCAGATAGCCGCCCAAAACGTCGCCGCCCATGTTGCCGAGAACACCGCCGACAAGGCCGCCAATGGCCGTACCAATGACCGGCAACAGCAGGGTGCCCAACGCGGCACCAGCAGCAGCGCCGGACAACGTGCCCGCCAAGCCACCAGCGGCCGCACCATAACCTTCGGCTTTATCGTCCTGCGTTTCGGCGTTCTGATACGTGTCGTAGGCCTTAAACCCGGCATCCACCACCGCCACCACGGCGGCGCCCTTGACCGCGGAGCCGATCCCTAAGCCTCGACCAGCGCCACCACTTCGCCCCCGCCCTCGGTCGGCCCGCCCGCCTTTCTTGCCTTTTTTGCCGTCCTTGCCTTCGGCATCGAGGTCGCCCGCCTCCCAGCCACCGCCACCGCCGCCACCCCCGCCCACCACAATGACCTTTTGCGGAATGTTCGGATTACCCATCAGCGAACCGCGCCCGATGTTGAGCAAGCCCTTGGCGATCTTGAAGGTGCTCATGGCGCTCTGAAAGGCGATCACCGCTGCCACGGCCGCGCCGATGCCGGTCACCACCTTGGGCGATTCGTCCGACAACTTGCTCAGCCCTTTGGTGACGTAGGTCAGCCCGTCCGCCACCTTGTCGGTGACCGGGCGGAATGCGTCGCCGATCACGCGCATGGCGTCGTCCATGCCCTGGGCCATTTCCGACCACTTCTGCGCCGACGATTGCCGACGTTCCTCCAGGTTCTTGTCCAGGATCCCGGTGGCATTGGCCGAGTCCTTTTTCAGACTGGCATACAGCTCCTTGTTCTGCATGAACGCCGTCAGCGCGCCCTTGACCTGCATGTCGGTGAACAGGTCGCCGGTGCGCAAGGCTTGCTCCAGGGACGCGATCATGGCCTTGGCCTTTTCCGGGTCCGCTTCCTTGCTGATCTTGGCCGTGGCCTCGGCCATCGCGGCGGCCTTCTTCGGATCGGTCGCCGCGATGTATTTTTGCGCCAGCTCAAAGCTGGATTCCAACGTGGATTTGCCGTTCTGCAGCCCGGTATTCATCGACGCCTGATAATCGATCCCGGCCTTTTTGTAGGCCGTCACCGTGTCACCCGAGCCGATCTTTTCCATCCAGTTTTTCAGGTTGTTGGCCGCCTCATCGGAACCGCCAGCGGTTTTCATTTGCACCTGAAGCATGGCGCCCAGTTGCGACACCGAATCCATCCCGGTGATGCCCAGCTTGCCCATCCCGGCCAGCAACTCGGGAAACCACCGCGCCATGTCGGCCGCTTCGAAACTGCCCGCCTGCCCTTGGTAGGCGATCGCCTCCAGGGCCTTTTGCATCATGGCCGGGTCGGTGATCTTGGCGTTCTGCCCCAGGGCGTTGATCATCTTGGCCGTTTCGCCACCGTCAGAGCCCTGCCCCACGGCGAACTTGGCGGCGGTCGGCGCGTAAGACAACGCCTTGTCCAATTCCATGCCCGCGCCCACCAGGGCGTTGACCACTTCGGCCACGTCGTTACGCGCCATGCCCGTGTCCCGCGAAGTGTCGATAATCTTCTTCGACATCTGCGCTTCTTCGGGCTTGTTGGCAATGTTCGACTTGATCGCTATGTCGCGAATGATCGCGCCATAGTCCGCGCTGACCCTGGTCGGAATCGCCATCGCCGCCGTGGCGGCCACCGCTTGGCCAACACTGCTTTTGAGCTTCTGCTTGCCTTCGTCGAGTTGCTGGTGACCTTTGGCCTTCAGCTCGACCTTGTGCGCCGCCTGCCCCATGGCCGCGTAGGCCTTGGTCAGATTGCGCACTTCCACGCCTTCTTTCTTCAGGCTGCTCAGGTTGCTTTCGAGTTGCTTTTGCAACGCCGATGCACCCTTTTCGCCCGCCATGTGCGCCCGGCGCCATTCGTCGCGCAGGCGCATGGTGTCGCCAATGGTCTTTTCCAGCACCCGGGCTTTTTTCCCGGTGGCCTCCAGCCGCTGGATGCGACTGGTGACGTCCTTGAACGCCGAGCCCACCGTGGAGCTGACCGCCCCGCCAATGACCAGGCCGAGCGCGAGTTTGTTCGCCATGTGCGTGCCCTATACGTCGGGGAGTTCAAAGGCGGCTCAATCCGTGAGCCACCACAGCATCTGATCGAAGGGCAGCGCCTCAATCTCGGCCGCCGAGAATCCGGTCTCTTTGGCCAAGCGTTGAGCCGTGTCCCGCAGCGTGACGGCGTTAAACGTCGTCTTCTTCGACCAGGCGAAAATAGCCCGCCGAAAGACGGTTGTAGTCCTTGTATTTCAAGGTCAGCAGGTCCGCTTCGGTCAGTCCGGTCATGGTGCTAAACAGCGACAGCTCCTGTTTTTCGTAGTCGCCATTGCCGGCGACCTTAGACGCGCGCCAGTCCTTGACGCTGGGCGCGCGCATGGTCACCACGTCGGTCAACACATTGCTGATCAGGGTTGGGTATTTGAGCGTTACGGTCACGCCCTCATCGCTCAGCTTCAGCCACTTCGGCAAGGTCGGGGCGGTGGTGTCTTGAGTTACTTGAGTCATGCTCTATGAGTCCTTAGAGGCCGAGGGCCGAACGTTCTTCCGCCAGTTGATCGACGCCGTCGACCACCTGAATCATGTTGAGTGGATCGATCTCGTACATCACGCGCCCGTCGATTTCGAGTTTGTAATAAATGGCCTTGATCGCGTGCTTGATTTCCGCCTTGTCGCCCGGCTTCCAGTCGCCCATGTCGACCTCTTTGATGCCACCGCGCAGGGTGACCACCACCGGCGTGATCGCGCCTTTCAGGCCCTTGAAGGCGCCTCGAAAGACGATGGTGCAAGCGGTCTGATCGGCCAGACCGAAGTACTTCAGCGCCTCACGGCGCACGCCATTGGTGGTAAAGGCCGCTTCCAGCTTTTCCAGGCCCATGCCCATTTCGATCGGGGCGGACATGCCGCCGCCCTGATAGTCGTCGGTCTTTTGCGTCAGCTTGGGCAGCGACAGGGTGGGCACGTCGCCGGCGAAACTCACACCGTCGACAAAGGCGTTCATGTTGGA